TTTAGAGGTAAAGAAGTAATAGGAATATTGGAGACATTTTATGACTGAGTATGATGCACATGAGATGTATAAAGAGCAAGTTGAAAAAAATAGAATCACTTCTCTTCATGCAGATCATGGAGTACTTGAAGTTAGATATGCTGACGGAACTATGGCAGTCTATAAGAAAAGTAAATGGAGAAATAAGTTTAACTTAATTAAGAAAAGAGTTGACTCGTAATAGCAATCCGTGTTATAATAATAGTATATATATGAGAAATTTAAACAGTAAAGAAATAACATTAAACAGAGAACAGTATCTTAAGCTAGGATCAGACCATAATATTATGACTGATATGTATGAGATGAAAATGGGTCACGAACTAAGAGTAGTTGGTGATAGATTTATTCTTAAGTTTGTTGACGATCAGATGTTAGATATTTTTATTGGTTATATTTACAATCAATACTTGAGGGAACTTTAATATATACCCTATGAACTATACACCTAACATCATAGCCCTCACTATTAATCCTATAGTTAGTGTGTGTGTCAATCAGCTTGACTCTAGTTTGAGGTCTAGGAGTTCACTAAAAACCTCACAATTTTTTAATAAAATGGAGAAAAAATATGCCGATAATCGGAACTTTCCCCTGTGAATGGGCTAGTATAAAAACCCCAAACACAACCTTTACTCCTGAGTATCAGATAACCTTAGTCATTGATGACAAAACTGCGGAGGATTTTTCTAGTCGTGGTTTCAATGTCAAAGATGTTGAAGGTGTGAAGAAACTCATGTTTAAAAGAAAAGTGTCTAGGAAAGACGGAACTCCTAATGCAGTTCCAAAACTTTTAGATGCTGATAAAGAACCTTTAGATGTTGCCGTTGGTAATGGCTCAAAGGTTAATGTGCAATACAGAGAATGGGAGACCACAAATAACTACGGAGACTTCAAAGGTCTTGACCTACAAGCAGTTCAAGTAGTTGATCTTGTAGAGTATACAGGGTCTGACGGAAGTGAACTCACATCTCTTGGTGATGATAACGACTTGGAGTTTTAATTATGAACGAAGAAGTAAATAATCCAACACCTTATATAACTATTGACGGAGTTGATATATCAGTAGAGGACTTACCTGAAGAAGGTCAAGGAATCTTTGGTAGATTACAGAGACTGAATCAAAAGAAAGTTAATCTTACTTTAGACTTGGAAGAGTTACAAGCAGGAATAAATTTCTTTTCTAACAGGATCATTGAGATAGTTAATGAAGGAGAAGAACCTAATTCTGAAGAAGCTGAAGCTGAAACTGTAGAAGTAGTAGAAGAAGACGACTCAGAATAGTGTGTGCCTAACAAGTTGCTAGACCTTGACAAAACTAGCACCTTTTTAATTAACGTGAGGGAATCAATATGGCTTTTGTAAAACATAAATTACCATGTCCTAAATGTGGAGGTAGTGATCCTGTCTCTTTGAATGATGACGGATCAGCTAAATGTTTCAGTTGTGAAACTTATTTCCTGAACTACAATAAAGCAGTAGACGGAGAAGAAGTAGTAGCTAAGAAGGAACAAGAACCTACTAACCCACATGGAGGAGACTTCGTTGCATTGACAGATCGTAGGATCTCCGAAGCAACTGCTAAGAAGTATGGAGTTAAAAGCATACTGTCTAGTAATGGTGAGATAGTTCAACATCTATATCCATATTTCAACAAACACGAACTATCTGCTACAAAGATACGTTACGTCAGGGATAAAAACTTTTCTGTTAAAGGTAGCTTTGACGGAACAGGATTGTTTGGCGAGCAACTCTTTCAAGCAAAAGGTAAGGCGATTACAATTACCGAAGGTGAGTGTGATGCTATGGCTTGCTATGAATTAATGGGTAGCAAGTGGGCATCTGTATCTATTAAGAGAGGATCATCAGGAGCAGTCAAAGATGTTAAAGAAAGTTTAGAGTTTCTTGAAAGCTTTGATAGTGTAGTGATTTGTTTTGACGGAGACAAACAAGGACAGGACGCAGCTAAAAAGGTAGCTATGTTGTTTCAGCCTAGTAAGGCTAAGATAATGGCACTACCAAATGGTTACAAGGACGCAAACGATATGCTCCGTCAGAACAAACATAAAGAATTTCTTGAAGCATGGTGGTCTGCTAAAGTTTATACTCCTAGTGGAGTTATAAATGTATCTGAATCTAAACAGGACTTCTTTGATAGAGAAAAGAAAGAGAGTGTAGCTTACCCTTGGAAAGGTTTAAACGATAAGCTATATGGTTTAAGGTCAGGAGAATTAGTAACACTAACAGGAGGAACAGGACTCGGTAAGTCTTCAGTAACTCGTGAGTTAGAACATTGGCTCATTAAAGAAACTAAAGATAATGTAGGAGTCATTGCTCTTGAAGAAGATTGGAGAAGAACAGTAGACGGAATCTTATCTATAGAAGCTAACGCTAGATTATATATAGATCAAGAGAGAGAAAACTTTTCTCAAGAAGAGATAGATAACTTCTTTAATATTCTTTATGACGGAGAAAATAAAAACCGAGTATGGATTCATGCTCACTTTGGTACTAATAGTATAGACGAAATCTTTAACAAGATAAGGTTTATGATAGTGGCTTGTGATTGTAAGTGGGTAGTAGTAGATCACTTACATATGTTAGTCTCTGCTATCCATGAAGGAGACGAGAGACGAGCGATAGACAATATTATGACTCGCCTTAGAAGTATAGTTGAAGAGACAGGAGCAGGTCTTATATTAGTATCTCACTTGAGAAGGGTTGACGGAAACAAAGGACACGAGAACGGAATAGAGGTCAGCCTTTCTCACTTAAGAGGTTCACAAAGTATTGCACAGTTATCTGATTGTGTCATTGCTCTTGAAAGAAACCAACAGTCTGATGATATAGAAGAATCTAATACAACTAAAATGCGAGTATTAAAATCAAGATACACAGGTGATGTTGGATTAGCTAGTCATTTGCTTTATGATAGAGAAACAGGTAGACTTAGAGAAGTTCCTAAAGATCAATTTGAAGATGATGCGGATGAACTATTGGAGTTATAAGAATGGATTTAGTATTTGATATAGAGACTGATGATCTTAAAGCTACTAAGATACATTGCTTAGTTGCTCAAGACATAGACTCAGGAACATTATATAAATATCCTCCTGATAAACTACAAGAAGGATATGAACTATTGTCTAAGGCTGATAAATTAATTGGTCATAATATTATAGGATTCGATATACCTATGGTTGAAAAGTTTGGTGACGTAAAACTTTCTCATAAGCCTGTCATTGATACCCTTGTTATGTCAAGACTATTCAATCCTGTGCGTGAAGGCGGACACAGTTTAGAGAAGTGGGGATTTAGATTAGGATTTAATAAGATTGATTTCGATGATTATAAAAACTATTCTAAAGAAATGTTAACCTATTGCACTCGTGATGTTCAACTGAATACAGTTCTCTTTCATCATCTAAGACAAGAAGGAACAGGATTCAATAAAGAATGTGTTGCTCTTGAACAAGACGTAGCTAGAGTAATTAAAGAACAAGAAGTAAATGGATTCAAATTTGATATTGAGAAAGCTGAACTACTTCTTGCTGAACTTAGACAGAAGATGCATGAAGCAGAAGATGAAGTGCATAAGGTGTTTAAACCTAAGATGATTGATTTAAAAGAAGTTAAACCGAAACTTAAAAAGGACGGCACGTTATCTAAACAAGGTTTAACTGAAGAAGAATACAATGAAAGATTAACAACTAATAATACAAAACCTTTCATGCGTAGAAAACTTCAAGACTTTAATCTTGGATCACGTAAACAGATAGGAGAATATCTAATAGAGTTTGGTTGGAAGCCTAAGAAGTTTACTCCTACAGGTCAGCCGATAGTAGACGAAACAACTTTAGCACATATTAAAAACATTCCTCAAGCCAAACTAATAGCGGATTATCTTTTATATCAAAAGAGAATTGCTCAGATAGATTCATGGATAGAAGCAGTTGAGGATGATGGTAGGGTACATGGATTTGTAATACCTAATGGTACAATTACCGGAAGGATGAGTCATAGAAAACCTAACATGGCAGCCGTTCCGAACATACACAGTCCTTATGGTTCTGAATGTAGATCATGTTGGACTGTTGAAGACAATTATAATTTATTAGGTGTTGATGCTTCTAGTTTAGAACTAAGAATGTTAGCACACTATATGCAAGACGAGGAGTTTATAAATGAAATCATTAACGGAGACATACACACCGCTAATCAAAAATCTGCAGGACTTGAATCAAGAGATCAGGCAAAAACTTTTATTTATGCCCTTATCTACGGGGCGGGAGATTCAAAACTTGGCTCTGTGGTTGGAGGAAGTCAAGCTGATGGTAAGCGACTTAGAGAACAGTTCTTTAATAATAAACCATCATTTAAATCTCTTAGAGATAAAGTACAAAGAGCATCTGGAAAGCATTGGCTCAAAGGAATAGACGGAAGAAAGTTATTAATTCGCACACAGCACGCTGCTCTCAACACTTTATTACAGGGCGGAGGTGCTATAGTTATGAAGAGAGGATTGGTTATGCTTGATGCTTTAATCAATCTTAATTCACTTGATGCTAGATTTGTGGGTAACATACATGATGAATGGCAGATAGAAGTGAGAGAAGATTTATCAGATTTTGTAGGGAAGCTTGCTGTTGAATGTATTATTAAAGCAGGTGAACATTATAATCTTCGTTGTCCTATGGATGGCGAATACAAAGTAGGGAGGAATTGGAGTGAAACACATTAACAATCCAAATAGAAAGGGAGACTTTGCTGAGTACTACGCAGTCACTTGGCTGTGGGATAATGGATATGAAGTATTTAAAAACACAGGATGTACAGGTCTTGTAGATATGATTGCAATGAAAGATGGTATTTCAACTTTCATAGATGTCAAAACTATGACTAAAGATAAAGGTACAGACTATCGTGGTAAAATAAGTAGAACAGATGAACAAAAAAAATTAAACGTACAATTTTTATTATTCCATCCTGAAACTAGAGACTTAAGATGGTCTAAACATAGAACATGAAAAAACTAGATACATTAGTAGACGACATATACAAGAAGCTATCTGTTCTTGGTAAGGGTAAGTCTTTAAACTTATCTGAAGAATCTATAGAACAGTTTGGTGAGTCTATGAAAGAAGTTCTTCGTCATTGGTCTACACCTACACCTAGATCAACAGAGACTTTACGCATGTCTAATATAGGTAGACCTAATAGACAGCTATGGTATGATATGAAGACAGAACAACAGGCTCAAGAGATTCCGCCTGCAACCTTCATTAAGTTTCTATATGGTCATATGTTAGAAGAAGTAGTATTACTATTAGTTAAACTAGCAGGTCATACAGTTTCAGATGAACAGAAGAATGTTAAGATCAAGGGCATCGAAGGACATATGGACTGTGTTATAGACGGAGAAGTTATAGATGTTAAGACTGCATCAGGTTATGCCTTTAAGAAATTCAAAGACGGAACACTAGCAGAGGATGATACCTTTGGTTACCTGTCTCAGTTAGCAGGATATGAAGCAGGACATGGTACTTCTAATGGTGGATTCTTAGCAATGAATAAAGAAAGTGGAGAACTTGCACTTTATATTCCTGAAGAACTTGACAAGCCTAACATAGAGACTAAAATAGATACAGTCAAGAAGTCTTTAAAGAAGTCAGCACCGCCTGAACTTTGTTACAAACCTATACCTGATGGGTCTTCAGGAAATATGAAACTTCCTAGAGGATGTTTCTTCTGTAGACATAAGCTAGAGTGTCATAAAGATTCTAATAATGGAAAAGGACTTAGAGTATTTAAATATTCTAAAGGACTTTCATACCTAACCCAAGTTGTTAAAGAACCTAGAGTAGACGAGATCACAAATGAATTTAAAAAAAGAAAAACAAATAAGAAGAAAAGCAAAACAGTTAATGCTTGATTGGTTGCTGACTGTAGTTCCTGATGAAGAGAAAAAGAAAGTTAGTATGAAGAACTTATATGATTATCTTCCGGAACAAACACACATCTATGCTAATAGACAGTTAAGAATTTCTGCGTACACTTTACGTTGGTTTATAAAAAGAATTAAATATTTAATTAAACAAGGCAGTAAAGATTTTAACTCAATCACAGTCAAGGATATTGAAGATGTCTGATGATATTGAAAGAACTATTACTTGGAATTTAGATAGTATTGAGTTAGGAGAATTAATTATGGTAGTAGGTAGTTATATTTTTTCAGGTAGTACTATGGATGATGTAGACATTGAAGTGCTTGAAAAACTTTCGCACCTATCACAGTTAGAATACGCAAGAAGATTGACAGAAGTTCCTAAGAATGAGATAATACACTAAGGAGAGATATGAGTTATAAATTTAATGAAGGAAATATAATACAACAAATAGAAAAGTATGTAGATAATACATATGAGAGACACTATGCAGGCGGTAAGTATCAAGCAACTGATATGATAATAGACTCAGGACATGGAGAAGGATTCTGTATGGGTAACATTATGAAGTATGCTATGAGATGTGGTAAGAAAGACGGAACAGATAAAGAAGAAGACTTATTAAAAATAATACACTATGCAATAATAGCAATACACTTAGGAGATATAGCAGATGATTGAAGATAAGATAGGCAAGAAGCCTTACTTAGGAATCGTAATAGACTACGATAAAGAAAAGAAACTAGACAAGTTTAGTTTAGATACATTAAAAGATAGATATTTATGGGAGGATGAAACACATGCACAAGAAGCATTTGGACGAGCAGCCGTCTTTGCTGCAACTTTTAAAGGAGAAACTGATTTCGATCTTGCCCAAAGACTTTATCAATACAGTTCCGATTTGTGGTTTATGTTTAGTACTCCTATACTTTCTAACGGAGGAACAACTCGTGGCTTACCTATTAGCTGCTTCCTTAATTATGTACCTGATAGTAGGCGTGGGCTATCTGATCATTATGATGAGAACATTTGGCTTGCAAGTTCAGGTGGAGGCATCGGTGGATATTGGGGAGATGTTCGTAGTAATGGGGTTTCTACTAGGCACGGCTCTCGTTCTACTGGATCAATCCCTTTTATGCACGTTGTAGATTCTCAGATGTTAGCCTTCAATCAAGGTGTAACTAGACGAGGTTCTTATGCTGCATACATGGACATATCTCATCCTGAGATTGAAGAGTTTATTAACATGCGTAAGGAATCAGGCGGAGATATAAACAGGAAGTGTTTGAATATACACAACGGAATTAATATAACTAATGAATTTTTAGATGCGGTAAGAGAGAATCAAGAGTGGAGATTAATTGATCCTAAGAGTGGAGAAGCTGTTAAGATTGTTAACTCAAGAGATTTATGGTGGCAGATGTTGAACGCTAGGGCTGAAACAGGAGAGCCTTACATGATTAATATAGATACATGTAATGAGCATCTGCCGAAACAACAGAAAGATTTAGGACTAAGAGTTAATCAAAGTAATCTTTGTTCTGAGATTGTGTTAGCTACTAACGAAGAACGTACTGCTGTGTGTTGTTTGTCAAGTGTTAACTTAGAATACTTTGATAAGTGGAAGAAAGATGATCAGTTTATTGGTGATCTTATTGTTATGTTAGATAATGTATTAGAACATTTCATCGAAGCAATAGTAGATACTAGTAGGCTTGGTGGTTATAATGCAAATTTTGAGAGGTTTAGTAAATATGTTAAAGAAGAAAAAGAAGGAATGGTTAAAGCAGCTTATTCAGCTTATAGGGAGAGGTCGTTGGGTCTTGGAGCGATGGGCTTTCATGCTTTACTCCAAAGCCAAGGAGTACCTTTCAAAGGTTTACGAGCTACGAGTATCAACAACATTGCTTTCTCACGAATCAAAGAGAAGGCTGTTGAGGCAACTGAAAGACTTGCTGAAGAGAGGGGTGAAGCTCCTGATATACACGGGAGTAATCATCGTAACTCTCATCTTTTGGCTGTTGCTCCTAATGCCAGTAGTAGTATTATATGTGGTGGCACTTCCCCTAGTATTGAACCATATCGTGCTAACGTATATACGCACAAAACTTTATCAGGTTCGTACCAAGTCAGGAATAGATTTTTAGAAAAGCTATTTAAAAAGAAAGGACTTACTATAGACGAGCGTGAGAAATTATGGAAACAGATAGCCATAGAGAATGGGTCTGTTCAGAACGTAGAAGTCTTAGATGAAAATGAAAAAGATATATTTAAAACTGCACCTGAAATAAATCAGATATATTTAGTTGAACATGCACACATGAGACAAGAATATATTTGTCAGAGTCAGAGTGTAAATTTATTTTTCAGTATGCCTAAAGCTACAGAGTCGCAAACTGTACATGATGAATACTTACAATATGTAAATGATGTTCATTGGTATGCTATGAATAAACTTAAATCGTTATATTATTTTAGATCAGATGCAGCTAGGTCTGCTGAGAATGTGAACATAAAGATACCACGAGTTAAGTTAGAAGATGTTGAATGTTTAAGTTGCGAAGGATAGAATAATGAAGATACTAAAAGAAGGTGATACCTTATATGAAAGTAAGTATGATGCACTTACAAAACTGTACGAAGGACAGATAGCTGTAGCTAAAGCAGAATTATATGTTTACTTTTCTACATCAGTAGGTGTAGCAGAACATCCTGAATTAATTACTTCGATGGATAGTTTAATGGATAAACTAACTTCTGCCGAAGAGAAACTTAAATCATTACAGGAGAATTTTTAATGTCAGATACATATAGAAGTTTTTGTACTCGTATGTGGTTAGATCATTGTGATGAGAACTCAGCCTTTGGTTCAGTTGCATTAGGACGAGAAGAATATATAAAAACACATAACAGTTGGCTGCTTCAAAAGTATGCTAAACAAGTGGAGGAAAGAAATGAGTCTACTGAGTAATAGAGATTACTACAAACCTTTTGATCATCCTTGGATGTTTGATAAGTATGTAGAACAAAACCAAATGCATTGGCTTCCTGAATCAGTACCACTACACACGGATGTAAAAGACTGGCAGGAACTTAGTAATGAAGAAAAGAATTTATTAACACAGATATTTAGATTGTTTACTCAATCAGATGTAGATGTTGGTTCAGGTTATATAGATAAGTATATGAGAATATTCAAGAAACCTGAAGCGAGGATGATGATGTGTGCTTTTGCAAACATGGAATCAATACACCAACATGCTTACAGTTTACTTTTAGATACAGTTGGTATGCCTGATATAGAATACAAAGCTTTCTCAGAGTATGAAGAGATGGCAAACAAGCACGACTACATTAAAGATTTTAAACCTACTAGACGAGACAAGCAAGCTATAGCTAGGACACTTGCAGTATACTCAGCATTTACAGAAGGCTTACAATTGTTTAGTAGCTTTGCAATCTTATTAAACTTTCCAAGGTTCGGTAAGATGAAAGGTATGGGTCAGATAGTAACATACTCTATACGTGATGAATCATTACACGTTGAAGCCATGACTAAACTGTTCAGAGAATTTATACAAGAGAACATGGACATATGGACAGATAAGTTTAAGAAAGAACTATATCAAATATGTAGAGAAATGGTAGAGTTAGAAGATAAGTTCCTTGATCTTGTATTTGAAATGGGAGACTTACAAGGTCTTACAAAGAAAGACATGTATGCATACAATAGATATATAGCTGATAGAAGATTACTTCAACTAGGATTAAAAACAAACTACGACCAACGAGAGAATCCTTTGCCTTGGTTAGATGAAGTGCTTGGTGTTGAACATCAGAACTTCTTTGAAGGTAGAGCAACTGCTTATATGAAAGCAGGACTTAGAGGTAAACAAGATAAAATTAAATTTACGGAGATATAAATGAAAGCAACGGAAGCTAACATACTATCATTCCATATACTATTTGACACTAAAGGAAGACTCGTTACGGAGACAAGTGGGATTCCTTTGAAAGATGCTCAGAAAGTTTTTAAAGGGAATGATTTAAAAATAGTACAAACTATAATCAGAGAGGCACGACAAAAAATACTTGATATTCACAATGATCTTGAAGCAGAGTTAGATGCCTTGAATGCTAATGTAAAATAAGGCAAACATAATTATGTAATGTTTGTCAAGTCAGGACTATAGATTCTTATCTCTTCTTCTTTACCTTTAACTTTTATGTTTCCTATTTCAGTAAAGACCCAACCTGAAGGGAGTTGTAATGCAGTAGCTCTAGACATAATAGTTTTGTTATCTATGTACTCTCCTCTCCCTGCTGTAGCTTCTAGTCTAGCTGCGAGGTTGACTGCATCTCCAATGACCGAGTAATCGAATCTGCTCTCAGACCCCATGTTCCCCACAATACAAGTACCTGTATTAATACCAGTACCAACATTAATAGGAGGCAATCCCCTACTGTCATATTCTTTTTTAAGTTCATTTATTTCCTCTTCAATTTCTATGCCTGATTTAACAGCCATCTCCGCATGGTTCTTACATTCAAGAGGAGCATTCCAAAACGCCATGATACAATCACCCATGTACTTATCAATAGTTCCTCCATTAGCTAGAATAATATTAGTCATCTTATTTAAAAACTCATTGACTAATAATACTAATCCTTCAGGGTCATCATTGTTTTTGTAGTGTTCAGAGATAGGAGTGAATCCACATATATCCATGAAGAGGAATGTCATCTCTCTTCTTTCCCCTCCTAACTTTAAAAGCTCTGGATTCTTTTGTAGGATTGCTACCTGTCTTGGGTCTAAATAAGTTTCAAATTGCTTCTTGATCTGCTGTCTTAATTTAAATTGTGTTCTATAATTTAGATAGAAAGCTACACTTGCAGTTATAAACTGTGAGATCAAAGACCACGACACATCTATCAAGATTCCACGTTGAATTAAGTAGTATCCAGAAAACGCTGTTAGAGCTCCGATAGTTCCTGCAAATACCAGTCCAAGAGTAATACCGAATACGTTCAATACAAGCCAAATACAGGCGACTGAGAGGGTGAATATGAGCACCTCTAAAGCCAGACTATAATCTGGTATATAAGGGCTGTTTTGTACCAAGATTGACTCAGCTAAAGCTGCTTGAATTTTGTGTGGTTCTAGTAATCCAATCGGAGTACTGAGCTGTGGCATAACACCATTAGCTGTTACTCCTACAATAACAAACCTATCTTTAACATTCATCTCCTGAAGTGTAGTGGATGGAGTGTCAACCCAACTAATCCATTTCCTGCCTAGAGAATCTACAGGTACAGGAGGAAGTCCTTTAACTCTTATTTCTTCTATACCATTTGGATTAGTTTTAATAACATATGTATCAGCACTTGCCAAAACTTTTAAAACTTGTGTACCAAACGAAGCTACCCAACCATCAGGAGTTCTCATAAGTAACGGAAGTCTACGTACTAAACCATCAACATCTATAGGGGCAGAAGCTATACCTTGATCCGCCTTATTTTTTAGTACGTCTATATTTTCTACAACACCTGATAGTTCATAGCCTCCTATATCATCTCCTAATATAACTGTACCTTCTGTTCTTGGAAACTTTCCGTTGTCATATTCAAACATAGACAATACACTTGGATACAATCCTAATACACTTGACAGTTCTTCATCACCTCCAAATCTATCAGGCTCACTAAAAGATATTACATAACCAACACCCATAGCACCACGATGTAAGAGCTCCATATGAATATCGGCAAGTCTTTGACGAGGTATAGGATAACCTCCTTCATTTTTTATATCCTCCTCAGTTATGTCAAGAGTTGTAAAGTATCCTGAAGGATGTTGTTCAGAAACTAAGGCATCGAAAGTTTTTAATTTTAATATTTCTAATGGAGATAATTTAAAAATTAAAGGTAGCCCTAATAATATTAATAGACTTAGGAAAGTTAAGCGTTTAATCATATTGTGTAATTGTTAATGTCTTTGTGCAATTTGATGTGCAGTTGTAGGTCGCTGTGAAAGATTTATCGATTGCTCCACTTTGAGTAACATCTACGTTGTAATTGTCTTTATAGAAATTGAGTCTAGCAGTATGGTCTCCTGCACCTGACTGAGTTATTGAGGCTGTTCCGTTGTCCGCATCGGAATACCAGAATATGTCAGCATCGTGGTCGCCTGACCCTGACTGAGTGATACTACTAGTATTACCATCAGCACGATTATAGTTATAAATGTATCCATTGTGCTGTCCTGTACCTGACTGCGTAATAGTACTAGTCGCATCATCACCAAACGCAAGTATCTTAGCATACTTATTATTCCCTGTTTGATTAATTGTATAAGAAGTGTCGTCACCTGCCATAAGTATTTCACCATGATTACTATCTCCATTCTGAGTTATAACTGCTGTGTTATCATCTTGGTCTAAGTCAAGATAACCATAATTACTATCACCAGTTTGAGTTATGGTGAAGTTATTATCTGAGTGGTTAGACCATTGAGAATAAGCTTTAGTAGTATTTCCAGAGCCTGTCGTAGTTAGATTGATGGTAGCTCTAGTGCAAGTATGGGTAGAATAAACTCCATTACTTAAACCACAATAGACTGTAGCATTGTTTGTATAACCTACTTGTTTAATATTAA